AATTTACAATTTGATTGACCATCAAGGGAGGATGATAAAGAACATGGGGCCGGATTACGATTAGCTAATAATTCAATCAAATGAGGATATTTTAAAGAACAAGAATTATTTGTTAGATTATTATTATCATTCCATACATCTATATTATTTCCTGGTGATCTCGATTTTATTTCATCTAAGATATCTTTATTAGTATTTTCGTCTTCTCTTTTTTTTTGATCAAATATATTTGACGAAGTTCCATATTCTCCTAAAAATAAAGTTTTTAAAGTTTGATCAGAAAAACTACCATTTCTTAATTTATCTTGAAGTTTATCTTCATAAGTAGATGGAGTACAATTTCCCATTAAATTACCCCAATATTGTAATATAAGTTTATTAAACACTTTTACTTTATCTCTTTGCTTTTTATCTAATTTTGGGATAATTCCAAAAGGAGGATATATAGTTTCGGGATATTTTACTCTATTATTATCCGTTGTAAAATCTATATATTCTTTAAATGATCTTTTTAACTTAACTATCCTATGAAAAAACTCTCTAAAAATTTCAGATTTATATGGATTAAAACTAATACCTTTATGATTTACAATATCAACAATATCTTGACATTTAAAAAAAATACCAATTTCTTCTATTTTATTGACAAACATACGATAGTCTGGTAATTCAGAAAGAGAATCTAACCAAGTATTAAAATAACCTTTTCTAGTTTCATTTTCAGTATTACTATTAGGGTTTTTTTCAAAGTAATGATCATAATTACTATCCCAATTAAAAAACTTTTCATCTGAATTAGTTGGTAATGTAGGTGGTCCAGTATCTCTATATGTTCTTCTAGGACCAATTGTAGGTAATGGGTTTCTAGCAAACTCTTCTTGTAGTCTTTTTGCGAATTCTTCATCACCTTCTAATAGAGATTTTTTTAGTTTTTGTTTTTTTATTTTTTTATTTACTTCTTTTTCTTTTTTTATTTCTTGTAATGTTTTCCCATGTAGTTTAAATATTGGAACACCCCCAATTTGATTTGGTTCACTTGGAGAACTCACGGGATCAGATAATTTTTGAGGCAACGGCACTGGATTAGATATTTGTCTATTAGAATAGTTTGGAGCAGTATAATATTGCTGAGGTGCTGAATAATACTGTTGGGGCGCTGAATAATACTGTTGGGGCGCTGAATAATACTGTTGAGGTGCTGAATAATACTGTTGGGGCGCTGAATAATACTGTTGGGGCGCTGAATAATACTGTTGGGGTGCTGAATAATACTGTTGGGGTGCTGAATAATACTGTTGGGGTGCTGTATGGTTTATAGTTGTTTCTCTTTCAAAAATAGAATTGGGATGAATATTTAGTATATCCAGAGCTTTTTCTAATTCAATTTCTAAGATTGTTTCATTATTATAATCTTCATCTGTTAAAGTTCCACCGGTTTGTGTAAACCTGAATATATTTTCATCAATATTCTCAACATTTTCAGAATAATAATGTTTATCTGCACGTGTAGAACCGAAATCATGAAAATAATCTTGACCTAAATGACCCTTAAGGCGTTGATTATTTCCTTTATTTAATGGTAATGTGATAGTCATTATATACTATATATAAATATATTAATTATCTTTTATTATTCTTTCTACTAACCTTTCTTCTAGTACTCTTCCTTCTAGTACTCTTTCTTTTACTATTCTTTCTTCTACTATTCTTTCTTCTAATACTCTTTCTAGTATTCTTCCTTCTACTACTTTTTCTTCTACTACTTTTTCTTCTACTACTCTTTCTTCTAATACTCTTTCTTCTATTAATCTTTCTTCTAATACTTTTTCTTCTAATACTTTTTCTTCTAATACTATTCTTCCTTCTACTACTTTTTTTTCTAGTATTTTTCTTTTTATAGGGACTGGAACCACCCGTAGACAAAGAAAGAGGTTGAGCATCGTCGGTGGAATTTTTATATATGTTCCAGATTTTTCTCAAATTTTCAATTTCTTGAATTGCGGCAGTATGGATATTAGTTTCTATGTAACTTTGATCAAATAATTTATTACCTGTTACACTATTATAAGCTAAAAAAGAAGTATATATTACACCCACCATTAAACTAATAACACCATATTCTACGCCTAATATTGGATCAAGAGTACTTACAACCTTATTATAATTTCGTTGAAAATTTAATAAATTCCTGTTTATTATTTCTTTCTTTTCTAATCGAACCATTGAGAATGGTCCAGGACATGGAGAAATACTATTCTTATTTATTTTCTTTTTCCTTCTATTTTTTCCTTTTTTAGCCCCACCACTTATAGCATTTTGTTCCATGAAACTATACATATCTTGAAATAGTCTATTAGATAATTCATAAATATAGTATAAACACCGATTCACCCCTTCTTTTTTTACTAATGTATAAAGTAGAGTACTACATTTTACCTGATTAAGTTGAGCACATAAACCTTGTAGATTAAATGATTGAATTACACGAGTACAATGGAAGCATGCATCTCTGAAACCTTGAAAACGAGAAGTATCGGTATCGGTAACTTTCCATTTATTAGATAAACAGTTGAATAAAGTATGAAACAAACTTTCATCAAAAGGGGGGCCACCAGAAATAATTGTATATAAATTAAATGGCGGTATATGATCACGTTCATTATTCGGAGTAGTTGGTCTATTTGTATCTACGCCTGTCATGTAACATATATCTGGTGTCAATGATGGAAGTCGCAAGTCACGGAGACCATGCGGCATGGTCATTTGTCGTTTCTTACTCCAATCATGTAGGATATTCATTTGTTTTATTGCACCCCATATTTCTATTTCGTTTCTAGAAGTATTCTTTGATCTTGATTTAACTTGTATATACCCATTTTTTTCTTTAGAAACTAACACTGAAGCTACTTGTACAATCGTATCTTTACATAGTTCTAAAAGGTGATTCAATATATACTGTATATCCGATTTGCGATTAATTATCGTTCTTTCCTGAGGAGAATCATATTGAGGTAGTTCTAAGACTCTAGTTCTTATATTTAAATTTGAACTAATGTGATCCATGCTGGTGACTAATGAAGGAAATTTTGAACTAATTACAACTAAACGATTATAAACACCTTCTAAATTCCTACGAATATGGGTATCTAAATATTCAAGAAAACCAGAATTTTGAAAAGATTCAATAGCATTAAAAGTTTCTGTTTTTATTATTTTTTTTAACTCATTCCACTTTCTGTCGGAGATGTTGAATGCCTGGTCGTGAAGCTCTAATTGCTGCTGAACTATATATGTTTCCTTAACACCATTTAAAAACTTTGCTAAATTTGTTCCAGCTGATTTGGTGGAACTACGGAAACCTACTAATTTAATAACTTGACTTTCTATAGCTTTGTAGTACATTTGTATAAATTGTTTAAAATTATTTATAAACTCTAATAAATCTACTATTAAATCACAATATATCCTCAATTTTTCTTGAGGTCCTTTAAACCATCTTTGCGCCCGTTGCGTTTGATCATGTCCGGGTTGTGCTGAGTTTGTTTTATTTAGTTCGCGGCGATTAATGTAAAATGGAATTTCACCAAAATATCTTTTTAAACTATCAATAGTTTCGTCTGTAATTTCAGTATTAAAATTGTTTATTTTATCTATAAATTCTTTTTCTTTAGCTTTTAAATTAATACTGATATCTTTTAAATCATTTAGTTCTTTTATTCTTTTTTTAAAAGCAAGTGAATCATCCGACCACAATTCCTGGTCAAAATATAAAACCCAATATACATACTTATCATAAAATAAATCCTTAAATGAGTTTTTAACAAACGACAATATTTCCTCTGCTCCGGATGCTGCCGCTGCTCCGGATGCTGCTGCTGCTTCTCTTTCACCTTCTGCTCCGGATGCTGCTGCTGCTTCTCTTTCATCTTCTGCTCCGGATGCTGCTGCTGCTTCTCTTTCACCTTCTGCTCCGGATGCTGCCGCTGCTTCTGCTTTGGATTTTTTCAGGAAGGCATCTACATCCTTCTCAAAATACTTTACTAACCAATCGAATGCTTCCGGCAGTACTAGGTCCTTTTTTTTTTCCTTCATCCACTCTTCTATATCCCGTGTTGTTTTTGATTTTTCATCTTCAAATGGAATAGTTAAATCGCTATTTATAATAGAAAGTTTTGGGGGGTTTTCTGTCATCTTATTGAGTATGCGCCCTACTTGGGAAAATAAATCTTTTGGATCAAATTTATTTAAAGATTCTAAATTATCTTCTTCTGATGCAGCTGCCGCCGCTGCTCCGGATGCTGCCGCTGCTTCTGATGCAGCTGCCTCCGCTGCTTTATTTAATTCACTAACAAAATCCCCGCTCTGAATATGTGTTTTGATAATTCTTTTCCATCTTTCCTTCCCCCTTGGACCCTCCAGCGGTTTCTTCTGGTACTTCTCATATACCTCTCTGCTTTTTTCGACTTGCTCCTCCAATTTTCTCTTCTTTTCGACTTGCTTCTCCAATTTTCCCTTTTCGACTTGCTTCTCCAATTTTCTCTTCTTTTCGAGATCAACTTCACCTGCCCCGCCCCGCATATAATAATAATCCGAAGCAGCGGCAGCAATTCGGTCACAATCGGATATAAAATCATTAATATTTTTTTTTAGTTTTTTAACAGTGTGAGTTAATGCCCACTCATCACCAGTTCCGAGAGCGTCCTCTACGGTTAACATAGGAGTATCTGAATCTTCCTCATTTATTCCAAGTATAAATAATATCTGATTAAGTTCATAAATAATTCGCACTTCTTCCTCCCACCCTTCATTTACAGGAATTAAATTATATTTATTTAGAAGTTCTTTCATTCTATCTATACAAGTGGGTTGCCTCTCCTGTTGATAAAATAAGAAATATTCTACTAATTCTACTAATTCAAATAAATCACGATTTTTCTCCGAATAAGGGGGTTGGTCGGCTGTCTCAACCTCCATGGACGACGCCTTCCCGTCTCCCGCTGCGTCGTGTTCCTCAACTGATTGCTCTTTTGATTGATCCATATTATTTTTTAACATTTTGATGGCATTGATATAGCTTTTAAATTGTTTTGATGCTGCTTCTTCTTCTGATTCTTTTTCATCGTCACCGTCATATCCACTTGTACTTGTATGGGTTGAATCCGAATCCAAATCCGAATCCGAATCCGAATCCGAATCCGAATCCAAATCCGAATCCGAATCCGAATCCAAATCCGAATATGATTTTGACCCTTGAGACATATTAGTGAGTGTAAAAGGGGGGTATCCGTCTGTACCTGGAATGGGAGAGAGATTGGAATCATCTTCTTCTGAATCTGGTCCTCCTTCTTTATATGATCTGTTTTCATTGTCACCTTCATATCCACGTTCATCTCCACTTGTACTTGTATGGGTTGAATCCAAATTTTGTTTTGACCCTGAAGGCCCACGAGTGACTGTAAAAGGGGGGGCTCCGTCTGAATCTCTTAATCCTGTACCTGAATCTCTTAATCCTGTAACTGGAAAGGGAAAGGGATCGGAATTACCTTTAATAGGTGTCTTTTGCACCTTTTGCATCTTATATATATAATATAAATATAATAATCTTTAATTATTCGCGGAGTTTTTCAAAATTTGATGTTGTTGTTGTGAGTTGTAACAACAAAAGATTCAATAATATGTCTTTCAGCGACTCACACATGTTTTCTGTATGCCCCGAGACAGGGCTCGCGATCCACAAGAGGGAGATGGGGGGGAAGGTTGGGGGAACCTACAAGGATGCTTCGTGGGCAGACGCGGTTATCAACAACGTCCGTCTTGACAAGTCATTCCGGTACGAAGATGATATTTCAAGAATTAATGAAGAAAAAGAAAAGTCTGAAAAGGACGGAAATGATGGTGTGACCATTGTGAACTCTCGTTACATGAGTGTATCACCCCTTCCCGAAGATTCACAAGAAGATAAGTGGTCCCGTCGACTAAAGAAGATGAAGATTAAACCAAATACATTCAAAGAATCAAAAGAAAGAAAACCATCAAAAAACAAAAGAACTCCAAAACCAAAGACAAAGGTTCAAGTATCCAAATCAACTTCTCAAGAAGAAAAGTTTATGTCAATGGTTAACAAGAATGACTGCTCAGAAGTCCAAGTTTATGAACTTCTATATCAGTGGAATAAGAGCAAAAAGAGATTCACTTACATCCCACCTGTTCACTGGATCGAACCAGAGATCAAGTGGAAAGAGATTTGGTTGAAGATGGATGAAATTGATACGGGGAAAAAGAGAGAATATCATTATATTGAGGCTGGGGAACCCATTCCTGGTTGTCAAAATTCACAACTGATTGGTCCCGCGATCTTCTTCTATGAAAAAGACTCAGATGACCTAAATTTCAACTTCCGTTGGGACCGTGATTTCAACATCGCGGAATATCACGACGAAATAGAAGGTCTTGAAATGATTTATTCTCTAATCACATGGAGACCATTGTTCAACCGAGAACCGATTGATGTAAGTTTCTATGAGTGTGAAAACATCATAAGTTATAGTCAACGCGCGTGTCACGAACTTTCAATTCAAAACTATATCAATGACCCGTCTGATTATAACTGGTTTACTTACAGTTATTTTGAAAAGAAAAAAGATGGGTTCCAATGGTGGTATCCATTCCAAGATCCTCCTGCTCCAATTGAGAATCCACATGTCTAAAGGAAAAAAAAATGATTATTATACAGAAATGATTATTATACTAATTTTTTTTAGTTATATATGTCGTATAGAATACTCATTATAAGAGTAAATATGATAGAAAGTATTGTAAAATATTGAAGTGGTGATAAAATACTATCATCTTTAAGGGTTTTTATCATATAATTATCTTTAAGAGTATATCCTCTATTTTTGTAATATTCTCTAACACCTACACCAGATATGATTGCAACTTTGTAATATCCATTTTCCATTGAAAGTTCTTCTGCTTTTTTAAGAAGTCTCTTTCCAAATCCTTGGTGTTGAATACGTTTTGAACTTGAATCGTGTTTTACAATATCTCCATAAACATGAAGTTCTCTTACAAATGAACAATTCTTAATAGAATTATATATGATATCTTTATTATTATCATTAAATCTGAGTCTTAGAAATCCATATATTATTTTTTGATCTGGACTTTCAAAACTAATAAATAATTCTGTTGCTTTTAGAGAATTATATTCTCTTATAAATAATTCTGCTTTTTCAATTCCATTGACATTACCTTTGGCTTCTCGAGACCTTATATCTTGAGAATTTATGTTGTTAGTATCATTAATTTGTTGATGTAGATTTGGATTTTTACTTCCAGCGATTATATTTATTGTTGGAATATCTCTAATAATTCTATTTATTCTGATCCATGGAAATACATTTTCTTTAATGAATATGATTACTTTTATTAATTCTTGTTCATTTTCAATGTAAGGTTTATAAGTTCCATTTTCATACCATTCTTTTATAAGTGTCCAATCAGTAATAGAACAAGGATATATTTTCAATTGATCTGGTTGAAGTTCTGGTCTTTTTAGTACATATTTATAGTGATTCTTACTAACTTCATCTAAAGAAATTACACCAAATATTTCTTTAAACATATTAATATCAATTTCACGAGAACTACCTGGAAGACCAGGCATAAGATGCCAATCTATTTTTCCTCCATTTTGTTTCCATAAATGATTTGCTTTAATTGTATCTTTTGTAAGACATCCCCTTTGAATTTCTAGTAATATATGATCATCAATATGTTGAACCCCAATTTGAACACGAGTAACATTGAATTCTCTTAGTCTTTTAATTTGTTTCAAATTAATACAATCTGGACGAGTTTCAATCGTTAATCCAATAAGTCTTTTTTTTGATGTTTGATTAATTTCAATTTCTTCTTCTAGAGATGCTTTAGGTACACCTCTATGATCAAGTGTATTAATACCGTAATAAGTATCTCTTATAAATTCTTTTTGATAACCATATCGATAATGGTCCCATGTTCCACCGAGAATAAGAATTTCAATTTTATCAACTTCGTGACCACAGGATATCAAAGAATCTGATCTATCATATATTTGAAGGATTGGATTAAACTTTTTCCGATTAGCTCTACCGACTGCCGGTTCTGTATTAATGTAACTTCTTGGTTGTTCTTCTTTATAACCGATGATAATATCATCTATTTTTATATTTTCTATCTTTTCATTTAGATGAATTACAAAATTATCTGTTTTAAAATGTGAACATTGTTTAACATCATAATTAATCCCATTTACAATAATGTATGTCAAGACACGAATGACTTTTATATTATCTTTAGTAGTTACTTTTAATTGAAGACCATTTGGACTAATATCTTTTACATTAAGATTAAGTTTAATTTCTGGTTCTTTTGGACAATAAGCACAAGAATTACCACAACTAAAATTATCCTCTACTAATATACCATTTTCATCTGTGTATGATGGTTTAGGACTTGTCATAATAGTAATAACAGAAACACCAGATTGAGATCTTATTTTTCTTTTAAGGGAGTACTTAAGGAAAGAAGGATTTCTATCAATTTCTTTAGATAGTACTAAATCATTATAAATCTTTCTTAATATTGGTTTACTTGGACATGTTTTTAAAGATTTACGTAGTTCATTAAATTTTTGAGTGAATTCTTTTTCAGATTTATATTCATATTTAATTATTTCTGAAAGAAATTTAGTATGTTGTGGAGAAACTATATCTTCAATATCCGACATAGTTTTTATTGAAATAAAATTATTGTAATATATATTAATTATAAAATTCAAATTTAAATAGATTTACAAGAACATAAATAATAAAACAAATATTAATGCTTCAAAAAATGTTAAAGGTTTAAATTTTGAAGAATCTTGTCCAGTATTTTCTACTAAACGAGGCCAAATTTTATTATATGTTAGCATAACGATTACTGATTTTATAATAACAGAAACAACTATAACAATAAACGAATCTCTTTTAGGATTTTTTACAAAATATTTAGCAAAAACATCTCCTATTCCATTACCTCCTTCCATTTTATACTATTGGTCTATATTTTTTTTTTGTTTAAAGAATATTTGAATATAATATATATAATATTATGTTATTCAATTTACAAAAAAAAGGTGATTATCATACATATTTAGTATTACGAAGAAAATTTAATGGTTATGATGATTTAGCAAAAAAAATAGTAAATATTAAAAATGAAGATTTATTAAATGATATAAAAAATGATTATATTGAAAGAGATTTTTACAATTGGTTAAATTGTGATATATTGATACGTCATAATTTAGTAATGACTAATGATAATTCTGTTGATGATGATTTAAATCAAATATATTATCATAGAAATTATAAACTTTTGGGTTTAGAGCCATATGATAAAAATGATATTTATAATTCACTGAGAAGAAATTGTGGATTAACTGAGTGTTTTAAAAAAGATTGGTGGAAAAGTACAGAAAAAAGTAGATTAAAGTGGGAATTGATTCATAAATCTATAAAATGTGTTAATAATAATGAAATATTCATTTGGAAATTAGAAAGGGATTATGAAAGTGATGATATTATTAATTTTAATAATGATCATTGGAGAAAACCGAAACATGTAGAAAAATGTATTATAAATAATAATTTATTAATATATAAATTATTTATTAATATCGATGGTTTATTTGATGGAGATATATATATAAATGGAGATTTAAAAATGATAATTTAAAAACCTGCTTCAACAAGTTCATATGCTTTTTTTACAAAAGTATCTGCCATAACTTGAACATATGGATATGTAATGTTTTCATTATTTACATATGATCCTGCATCTTGATGTTCTACTTCATTTAAAAAGTAGTTTGAAGGAGTTGGTGATTTATTATTTAAACAGCATGTAAAGTCTGTTCTAACTAATGCTGGTGTTATATTTTTAGTACCAACTTTTATTTTAGGTAATGCTTTAAGAGTTTCTTTACCAATTTTTTTACATTCTTCTAATACTTTTTTATTTTTAACATTTAATACATGATAAGTTTCATATGTTCCACCATCAACTATATTTACTGCATATGAATATTCACCATTTATCCAGAACATTTTTATTTCACCTTGTTTTTTAAAACCTTTAATAAGTTCTTGAATTAAAAATTTATCATATTGATCTTTATATTCTTCAAAGTAATTTTTGATAAGTAGTGGATCTTTTAAACAATCTGATAATTTAAACATTTCAACACCAATCGCGATTGTACCTCCAACGGGTTTTATTATAAAATCTTTCCAACCACATCTTTGAATTGATCCGATTATTTTACCGGGGTTATATGTTTTAGATTGTACTGTTATTGTTTTTGTAATTGGTATTTTCTTTTGATTAAATTTAGTTAGATATTTATCTTTGCTCCATATAAAATCTAAAAATTCTATCGGAGGAAATATTTTAGAAGATTTATTAGAATATATATCTCTTAATTTTTTATAACCAGATGGACCAGAAAATTTTTTAACATAAGGATCTTGAACTATTTGATTTATACAATCATATCCAAGAATAAAATTAACATTATTTTTTTTAAGTCTTTCCAATGTTATCTCTCTTGGGAGTATAATATCTACGGATACATCTTGATATCCATCCTTAACTGCCATTGCGACAGCTACATCACTATTTAATTCTCCATATTGTAGATATTTTTTTGGTGTAAGACTAAATAGATATTCATCATCATATATTTCATCATCTTTCCCAACAATGAAACCAATTCTCATATATTATATAACTATATTTAAAAAAAATATATAAATATGTAAAATAATCTTTTAATAATTTATTTAAGGTCTCCAAAAAGAGTATCCATAATAGCGAAGAAACCTATAATTTGAAGATAATTTATACATTCTTCTTCTTTTCCATAAAGGTTTAGAACACAACAATGTAATGAAAGTGTGAGAATGAGTGTATGAAATGAAAACATAAAAAGTTTGTAAAGTATTTCATTGATTTTTTCTAGATTTCCAAGGACATAATCTGCTTCATCTTTGAATTTAATCCAAAAATAAAGTGAATAAAAGAAGATTAACACCTCAAGGGCAAACACGTAGACCGTGTTCATCATGTTGTTTTAATTAAAAAATAAATCAAAGTATAATTCAAATTTTAAGTATTGAGTTAAATCCTTCTGAAATATCTGGTTCTTCATAATGTTTCTTGTAAACTGAAAATGCGATTTTAGGAACTTTCTTTTCATCTTTTCTCATCATATTTCTTTTGTATGATACATCTAAAGATGCTGTTAAATGAATACATTTTACTAAATAATTATTCTTTTTAGAAAACTCAATATATTGAGCCCTCTTTTTTTTTGATGAATTAGTAGCATCAAATATGATTGATTTATTTAGAGATATACATTCTTTTGCTTTCTTAATCATTTTAGGAACCGTCTTATATTCATCACTTTCTATCTTAAAGTAATTATCATCTTTTTCACATATACTATTGCTGATAGTGCTTTTACCAGAACCGGGAAAACCAACCATGATAATTATTTCAGGTTCACTTGATAATTCTATAGAGGGTATTTCTATTTGTTCTTTTTCTGAAAATATTTCTTCAGGACTATAACATTTAAGACCAATATTATCTGCAAAAACTTTATCAGAATCGGAAAAGTCAGTCTTTCTACCCAGGGCATCACCGACAAAGAAAGAATCAGACTTATTCACATTACGACCTTCAAATAAAGTATCAAACATGATTGTTTGAGGTTTGTAGTGCGGTTTAGAAGCAACGACACTAAATATTGGTACCTTTAATGCCCTTGAAACTATCTTAATCTGTTTATGTTTCCATTCTTTTGATTGATTTGTAAATATGACAATCATGAAACCATTTTCATAATATTCTTTTATCTTTTGAGGGACAGATGGAGAGTACCACTCCCAGTCATTAATGTCTTTTGGAAATGTCTTTCCTTCTTTTGGATTTACAAGTGTCCAATCATAGTCAAAAGAGGCGACTTTATCTCTGAATTCTGGTTTATTGATCTTGTATATGACTGATGTCATCTTTTAATATTAAAAGATAATAATAATATTCAAATTTTAATTTTTATTTCTGTGATAACTACAATAGCCATTAATAATTGGTCCTCCTGATTGTGAGGGTTTACCCCTTTGACGACATTGCTTTCCATCTTTTTTTATGAATTTACATCTATCTAGAATGTGTTCATTTGATTGATTTTTGGTATAGTTTTTTACTTCTTTTTCTTGTAAATTTTCTTTATAGATGAAATTTGGATTTACTTCGCCGGTTTCTTTATTTACTTCTTCTACTACTTCTTTCGTTTCTTCTAATACTACCTTTCCATTTTCTTCAACATCAAAGTCTATATGATCACACACTTGTTCTATTACTCCGTAATCTTCCATATTCTAAATATTATTATTAATAAAACTTTAATATTTGAGTTTAAAATAAAATTTGAAATTCAAATATTAAAATATTAAATAATAAATAATAAATAATACCATGAATATCTATGGTGAAGAATACCAACGTTGTCAAGAATTTTCAAGACATTTTGAAGAAAGTGAAATCGGACAACATTACAAGAATAATTTCTGTTTAAAAGAGGCATCGAGACCAGTGACTTCTTCTATTGTTGAAGAAGCATATTCAAAAATTCAACCTTACATTGTAAATACGCTTGATGAGGTTCGATCAAAAGTAAGGAGGCAACTTTGTGTCCTTCCAAAGGGTCATGTTGGTAGATGTAGTTGCTTACCAAAAATGTTCATATCTAGTGCTTTGACAAAAAAAATAGATGGAAAAACAAAAACATCAATCCTTACTACCCCTGGTGCTGATGATTATGTTTTCAAAAACAGATGTACGAGATTATTTCCAATTGCTCTAACAAATGAACAAGAAAGAATTATAAGACAACCCCAGGGTGAAAAGCTAAAGTGTGCCATACCTTTAAAAGAACAAACAACTCCATTTATGATGGCAACTGCCCTTATTGATTGGGTTGTATACACTACAAGTGTTAATGGAATTGATGTACATATTAATCCTCATTCTTATGATGTTGTTACATATAATACAAGTGGAGATAAACTAAATGAACATAAATATTTCCTAAAACAATATTTCATATCCCACAATCGGAGGATATTTAATGATATGGGCCATACAATCTGTCCAGTGATACATAAAGATCTTGAAATAATAAATGTCGCTGATCCCGAAAGAGACAATAGAACTGATATTGATAGATATGATGTTCAAATGGGTCATATTTCATCAAGAACAAATGAATGTTATACTATCTATGGAACAAATTTGGTTATGATGACACGAGAAGGTAATCGGATAATTGGAGAATATAGTCTTATTCAGGATGATTGGATTAATTATCTTCGTGCTCTAGTTGCTCATTTTGATTAGATAGTTCAAGTGAAGAATTAATAAAATCAAAATATTTTTTTTCTTTCTCAATTAAGATACATCTTCTATTTGTATTTTTACATGCTTGACCAAGTGAACCTGTTCCCGCAAAACAATCAAGTAATATATCATTTTCATCTGTCGTATGTTTTATGATATTTTCAAGTAGTTCAATTGGTTTTGGAGTCATGTGAACATTTGATCTTTTTGCGATATCATAATTCCAAACACTATGATGTGTTTTTTGATTTCTAAATTTAGGAACTACATCATCATATTCTAATCCTATATGTTTTGTAATTGGTACCATTCTTTCTTTAGTTGGAAAATTTAATCCTGTTTCTAGATTGCCATACCATCCTGTTAATCCCCCGGTTTTACTCGGGACTTCAAGGGCAATAGTTTTTGAACTAACACCTGCTTTTTCTCTATATTCTTTAAATTTCCAGGTATTATCTTTTGTATAGAATAATATATATTCGCACATTTTATTCCACATATGCATATCTTCTTTTACAACATAACCGTTCATATAACCATATTTCTTGGATGATTCAAATCTTTTATTCCATGTAATCATTTGAATAAATTTTAGTTTAGTTTTTTCTTTTATTTTCATCATTAAAGAAGCAATCACTTCCATTTCATTATGAAAAATAAAGAAAGAACCATTATCTTTTAATTTATCTTCTAATTGAACAACTATATTTATAAGCCATTCTTCATAATTATCTATATCATCCCATTTATCTTTTTTAATATTATAAGGTGGATCAATACAGATTGTTTGAATAGATTTACTTGACATATTATCTATAATAAGAGAAGAATCACCATTAATACTCATTATAGTATCATCTTTACACATATCAGAAGAATCATTTATATTTACTATTGAATCTAATGATTCTTCTTCTTCGAATTCTTCTTCGGATTCTTCTTCGGATTCTTCTTCGGATTCTTCTTGTAGATCTACTTCTTCAATTTCTTCAACTATTTCTTTCATTTTACATGTTTTTATATGTTTTGAAAGTGGGTTTGCATATTTCCATTTTTTTTCACAGTAAGGACACTTTAGTTCTTCCATTGGTATTATTATAAATATATAATAATATTCAAATTTTATTTTTAAATTATTAATATATGGTATTATATATATGGTAAAAGTAACATATAGGGGGGAAACACGTAATATACCTTATAAATATTTACGGGGATTAAAAGGAGAAGAAAAAAGAAAACAAATAAAATCAATATTTCAAAATAAAGATAGACCTAAAACTAAATTTAAAACAAAAAGATCACAATGGGTAGAAAAATATGAAAAAAAATATGGTCATAAAATTACAGATACTAATTATTTGTACAAAAATATTATCACTAAAACAGGGGCAGATAAAATTATAGATAAAGGTAGAGGGGCATATTATAGTAGTGGATCGAGACCAAATCAAACAAATGAAAGTTGGGCACAAGCGCGTTTAGCTTCTGTAATTGTGAATGGACCTGCTCGAAAAGTAGACAAAAATATATGGGAAAAATATAATAAAATTGATAAAAAAAGAACAAATAGAAAAAGTATAAATAGAAAAAGTATAAATAGAAAAAGTATAAATAGAAAAAGTATAAATAGAAAAAGAACAAATAGAAAAAGGACAAATAGAAAAAAGACAAATAGAAGAAAAAGAACAAATAGAAGAAAAAGAACAAATAGAAAAAGTGTAAATAGAGGTGTACTTAGTTTTTTTAAAGGTGGTGGAATTGATGAATTAAATAACTATCCGTTTAATATTGAATATAAATTTCCAGATCCCGTATTTCCTGATCATTCATTCACAAATAATACAAATCAAAAAGAACATAGTGAATTTACACCTTCATTTGAGCAAATAAAAGAACAAAGAAATAGAGAAAAAGAAGCAAATAATTTAGCTATGAATAGAATAATTTTAGGTCGTATATATAATGAAATAATGAAAAAAACAACATACGAAAGAAGAGAAATTAAAAATATCTTTAAAAAGAATGATATCGAAAAATTTATAAGATTATCTCCCGAAATATTTAAAAAATTAGTTTACGAAATTGTAGATGGTAAAATTTTAAAAATTTGAATTTAAAAAGTAATGAATATTAATTATAAAAAAGATGCCCGTACACGGTAAAATTTACACGACTGAAATTATCATTGGAAAAAAACTTCTTTATGAAGATGGTCCAGATGAAGAAAAAATAAAGGTCCTAAATACACCTTTTACAATATTATCATTTATGATTGAAGAAAGAGAAAAGAAAAAGAAAGAAACTACTTCTTCTTCTTAGATCTTTTCTTTCTACTATTCTTTCTCTTTTTACTCTTTCTATTCTTTCTCTTCTTTCTCTTTATAGATTTCTTTTTAGTTTTCTTACAATCTTTAAAAGGGGCACAAGAACTTCTTTTACTGAAAGATTTAATTTTTTTATCTTTTAGACAATCTTGTTTTTTAAATTTTCTTGGTAATTTAAATTTCTTATTATCACTAATTCTTAGACAGTAATTATGATTATCTATATTATCACAACAATTTGGATAATTACTACCTTTACCAAGGAATGGTACTAAATCTTCTGATCCCGGTTCTCTTCTTACTGTTTTAGTCTTTTTTTTTCCTTTTTTTCCACCATTTTGAAACCATTGTTTAATATCATTGCCATTATCATCATTATTGGTTATTAATGTATCTATATCCATTGGGTGCCTATATATATAATATTCTACGCCCATTTGGTTTAAATTTTGTTTTAATTCATTTAAACACAAATCTATATTAACAAAATCACTTTTATTAGAATTGCAATAACCATATGTATATTTCATAAAATATAAACTTATGATAGAATCGCTATATGGACATTCTATACCTATTTCATTTAATATATCACAAGTATTTAATTTATATAATTCTATACCATTAATTATTATAGGTTCTACATATTTTTTTAATATATGTCTGATATCAAAATGATTAGCTTCTTCAAAACCTTGATCAATTGAATACATATTAATATTTTTATTAATTTTTACACCATATTCTAATAAAGGTAATGGTAATTGTTGTCTAAAAACATTATGCCAATCACTATAAATAGTTGATCTAGATTCACTTAAAATTAATGATTGATTACTAATATAATTACCCCATGATACAAATACTATATCTTGGGTATCAATTGTATCTAATATAAAACTATTAATATCAAAATCAACATCATTATTTTTTGGCCTTGTTTCTCCAAAATTTCCAAAAAAAAAAGATAGATCTATATTACTACCATCCCATATATTATTTTCTTTTAAAGTTTTAGAATCATCTATAATTTTAGAAGCACCTGTCGTAAGTTTAATTTTATTTAATGGTATATTAGCATCTATTTTTTTAATAATTTCTTTTTTTAAATCTAAACCAGTATTATTCTCTGTTAATGAATTAATATGTAAAGCCATACCATTTCCCCTAACAGAAATTATCATATATAATATATTAATATATTATATATGATTTTTAAAACATGAATTACAATATTTATAATATGATGGAGATGAATTAATATTTTTAGAGCATTTTAAACACTTTCTAATAGTATTTGTTAATTCTAATTCACCTCCAAAATTAGAAACCCATTCTGCTTTATCAGTATACAGACAAGAATTAATAAAATGACCATCTCTTCCACATTTTCTACAAAGATTATTCATTTCACAATATAATTGTGCTGCCATTATCTTTTCTTCTTTTTTTAAAAATTTAGGATTAGTAAACATTGAACCTCTGACATTATCTATTCCATATAAACGCATCTTATCTAAAGTTTCAGCTAATTCCCAAAACTTTTCTTGCTTTTTAAAAGATGGTTCTTCTTGAGAAAGTACTTCGTAATTTTTAGTCCACCCTGAACCATTACCTAATCTATGTGATAATATTCTTTTTTGAGGATCCATTGATTCGCCGACATAATATTTATCATGTGATAATTTTAAAACGTATACTTCAGGTGTTATATCTCTTTCTCCTTCTCCCTCTCTCTTGCAGAATCTTTTTAAACATCTAAACATTTATCATAATAGATGGAAGAATTTTTAAATAATAAAATTTGATAATAGAAATACTTTTATATTATTAAAATCAATAAAATGTACGGAGATCTAGAAGATCTACAAGAAAGGGCAAGGAAAAGAAATGATCAAAAATTAGATGAATTATGTAATAGAATATGTTTAATTATTGGTTGGTCTATTGTTATATGTTTATTTATATTTGCGATTATGCTATATTTTAAATAATTACCTTGTTGGTGGATAATATGGTCTAAAATAATCATCATAATCGTCTCCATACTTTACTTCGTAATGTTCTAATTTATTATTGAAATAGTTATATAATTTTTTCATATCATCAATAAGACTTAAAATCCATTCTCCTTCTAAAAGAGTATTTCTGTTTACTGCTTCTTCATATTTACTTAATTTATCAGATAATTTTTTTTCATGTGCTTCTAATTGTGAAGAAGCTTTCATCATTTTTTCCCCCCACATTTGTTCTAAAAAGATTAAATTATCTTTATAATGATGGGCATTAACTAATCCCATTAACATTAATATAATAAAACGCTTACTTTTTTCAACATCAAAACCCTGAATATTTATTCTTTCGGGACAATCGTCTTCTATTTGTTGTAACATCGCTCTAAGGTGTTCTATACCGGATAGACCACCACCATCATTTATTTGAATTATAGAATCTCTGTTAAATTCACCTACTTGAAGAGGTGTTAAATACATATCACTTACCCGGACATACGTAGTTTCATTTGGATCCATTCTTTTAAAACTTTGGGCAATTAAAAAACTTAAATTACAGGGCGTTGCATAAATTGTTCTGTCGTCGCCCATCCATACATCATATCTTTCAGTAAAGAATCTTCTACCCCTAAGATATTTAAATACAGAACTAAATACACATTGAGGAATGTAAATACTCAATCTAGGATCATTAGCAACGTCTCTCATAAGATTAAGAAATGAAGAAGTATTACTATCAAGTCCCGCTACATAACTTCTAGCATCAGGCATAATTAATTGAGTTGGTAATTTTTCAAAATTTCTTATATATATTTCGGTTAAAGTTTTATTATCTGTACAAAGGGAAAGGTGTAAGTCAGCAAAACTACCACTTAAGTTTATATTTTTAGAAACTTGATCTAACTTTAATTTTTGAATTTCTAAACAATCTTTTATTGATGCCGCAGAATAATAATCTTTTTTTTCTTGTAATAATTCTTTAACCAGAGTAGGGGTTGATTCTATTCTATCTAATAACATATAAGCATCTCTTACTTTCAAATAATATTTTTTTAATTCACTTTTTTCATCTGAATCAACCGATTCTAACAATTCCGGACTAATATTTAATTCATCTGGAGTTAATGGTTCTAAAATTGGTGGCATTTCATCTCCATAAGCATTTTTTAATAATTCTTCCCAATTTTTTGCGAGTTTTTCATATGCTAGAACATCAGTTTCATTATAAGGTGGACGTACTTCTTTTGTCCCATAATAATAAGGAGATGATACAAAATAAGGTGAAAAGGGTTTTAATAACTTTTCATATATATTTTCAGGTATTTCTATAAGTTGACTTTGATCTTGAATATATAGAGGATTTTCATTTCCATATAATCTATTGTATATATCTGTTAATGCTTCTATATTTTTAAAAAAATATGTTGGAAGAAGATCTACTGGATACTGATTGAGTAAATATGGATCTATTTCACCTTCATATTGAAGAACTTTTCCACGATTATATTTTGAAAAATCAAAACCATAGATTAATTTTCGTGCATCTTCTTCCTTCTGCGATAATCTTTCTAATTCACCTTGAACTTGCATTGGTTCATTATCACTCATAGCATATTTTAAAATCATTTGAATTGGATCTTCATTTAAAGGTTGTTGTGGTTCTACACTTTGTAAGTATTCTCTTTGTTTTTTATCTTCATATGCTTTTTCAATCCAATCAATACTTTCTTGAACATTATCATCTTGACCCTCTAATAGAGCCATATCTATTTGTTTTAACTCCCTTAATTCTTCTATTTTTGTTTTCTTTTGTCCTTGCTTTTGTTTTTGTCTTCTTGATAACTTTTTCCTTGAGCGATGATCTCTACCGTTACCTTTTGAACCTTTATCTTTTTTTCTTCTACTTTTTTTAGATCTCTGTGACTTTACTTTATTATCTTGTAAAGCCGCTCGTGCTGTAATTACATCTATATCGCTACTTCTTTCTCCTTCTAAATTTTCTTCTATTATACTTAAATCGCCTTTCCTTGGGCGATGACTTTTACCCATACCCTTTGAACTCTTTGAACCTGTATCGCTTCTACTACTTCTTTTTCTTTCTAAAGAAGATAGATCTATATTACCAAAATCTAAATTAACATCATTTATATTAAGTGGGTCTTCTTCCATTATATAATATATATAAACAAAAAAAAGGTCCACCTCCCTCTTTTCTTTCTTTTTTTTTGTCTTTTCTGATTTTATCTCTTCGTGCCCTTCAAGCTACAATCAGCGCCCAGCTTTGACGTTATGGACGTATTTCTTGTACTCTTCATGGCGTTCCACCGCCTCATCATCTGCAAATTCAATACCTCCGTCCCCATCATGTTCTCCCATGTAGTTGTAGTCATCATCAATGATCT